TTCGCTAGAAGTTTCGCTAGAAGTTTCGCTAGAAGTTTCATCAGAACCACCGCCCGCGTCTTCCGATTCTCCATCTTTATTTATTTTTTGTAAAGAAGATGCGGGGTCATTACCTTCTTCTTCTATTTGTTTAAACCTCCAACTCTGTTTGGCATCTTCTACAACTTCGCTATTTGTATTCAATACGTCCTCATCCGACATATTAAAAATATTTTTATATATCCAATCTTTAGAAAACAATTTATTTTCCATCATATCTTTGGCCACCGTCACTTTATTTCCCCAAATATCAATTTTTTCTTTTTCAAAGATAGTTGATGGATTTGTTAATTCTAAGCTAAAATTAACCAAATTTTCATCAGTAAATCCTTGAGAGTATAAATGAACTACGCCGAGCTTTGTCAATTCGCTAATCAATATTTTTTGAATACGGTGAATGGTTCGACCAAATCTAACGTCTTCAGCCGCTAATGTGGCTTTTCCAGATAGATCTTCTTCATATCCCAAAAAAGCTTTGGGAATTTTTAAAGCGGCCATCATTTTATTTCTTAAATACTCAATATCATCCGTACCGGTAAATTCCATGCCGGATAAAGGTTGAATATCAGTTCCACTATCTCCACCACGAACAGGCAAATAAAAATCTTCCACCATGTTTTGTAAATTAAATCTGAGATTATAATCGCCGGTTTTTTCATCTATATAAGGAACCTTTTTCATTTTATTCATGGTACGTTCCATAAAATTATCAATTTCTCCGGGAGGTATATTTCCTACGTCAATTTTAAATACTCTTTTTTCAGGAGCCCGCATAATACGATGTATTAACATCGCATCTTCCATTAAACTTAATTGTTTCCAAACACGTCTAGATCCTTCAACCATAGATTTGCCATATGGAAGAAAATTACTATCAGATAATAATCTAAAATGTGCCACTTGATAATTTTCTAACTCTTCCATTACACCACTTTCAAAGTTAACTTGATATTTGATGTAATTTTTGTTCATCGGATCACTATTTTCTACACGAGAAACATTGTATGCGGATAACGGTTCAACCAAATAAATTCCATATTCAGGACTAATGTGTAATTTTAAATAAAAATCTCCATATTTACACATATTTCGTGTCCAACTCCATAAATTGAATTCTATGTTAAGAATATCATAATACAGATTTTCTAGTATTCTTTTAACATTATTATCATCGGCCTTTACATTAAGAACATAACCCATTTCATTTTGCGTAAGACACTCATCTGCGTAAATATCAAGTGCGGATGATATTATTGGATCCATATCCATAACATCATAATCGCGGAATAATTCTATTCTAGACGACTGATACGCCATCGTAAAATCACGACTATATTGACTATAGCCAGAAGTACGTATTCTATTAAATCTATCTCTGAGAGTATTTCTATCGGTGGCATACTGAATCTGATCAGTATCCTTTATCTTTAACATTTTTCCACCAACATTTCTTACCACTACATCCGTGGAAAACAACCTTTTTAATTTTGCAAAAAGACTTTTTGATTTTAAATCTATTGGTTTTTTGGCGTCGTTCGAATCCATATTTTTATAAAAATAAATAGTTAAAAAGAATTATAATAACCACTTTAAATCTTCTCTTTGTTTATTAATTCCGTTATTATTTCCTTGAGAAGGAAGCGGCATACTCCAATAATTTTCTGATTCTTGTGTCTTTGAAGTATAAATTGCAGATCCTCCACCGGTTCTACTAATTGCATCGATTAAGTTTTTAGTATATTCTCCACTTTGAGTTTGTAATCTCAAAGCGGTATCTCTCACCCACAGTCCCATCCCCAAGCTTGTAACTAAATCATCATTGTAACCACCCATTGCCTCTGGTTTACTTCCATTCCAAATGAATACTGATAACTCTTCATATAATCTCACCGAATTTGTTATTATTGATCTTTCTCTAAAGTAAGATTCCAATTTTGAAATTATAAGCGGACGAGTTTTATTTGTTGTAGTAAATCCTGGAACCATATTTTTTTCAGCACGATTTATTTTATTATTCATCTGTTTTTCTAAATCGACGTATAATAAATCTGCGCTGCTATAAAACGTGTTAGGATATTGTAAATCTATAACTTGTTGAATGGTAGCCCAACCATAACTATTATTTTCTATAACAAGTATTGCTCGGTTAAATTCGTTAGCCACACTCACCAGTATATTTCCATACGTTTTTGTATCAACCGAGCCTTTAAATTCTGCTACTTGTTTTAAATCATTTATTTCTAAAACATGAAATGCGGAATAGTCACCCCCATCGCCTCTAGCCACATCTGCGCACACTATGTATTGTTTACTATAATTAGGATATTCCCAAATCCACAAAGATTGATTGGCGAATCTTTTTTCCAAAGGGTCTCTTATGCATTTTTCTTGGACCCACTTTAATGTGTCAGTATCAATTACTGTATGACCTGTAGTAGTAAAATCACAGTCGCATTCTTGAGCTGAACCTTTTATTCCGGACAATTCTGTTTGTTTGTTTCTCCAAGACTGGTCACGTTCTGGATGAAGCTGCCATGGTAATTTTATTGTATTAAATTCGTTCTGTTTTGATTCTGCGCCGACCCACGTTTTATGAAAAAAGTTTCCTACGCCATTTGGGGTGCTCAGTAAAATTGCTCGACCGCCGGTAGAAAGAGTTGGCTGTGCAGATAGCCAAATTTCTTCTATATTATCTATATATGCGGCTTCATCTATTATTAATAAAGAAAGAGCCGACGAACGACCCGCATCTCCTGAAGAAGACACGGCTTTTATTTGCGAACCATTTTTCAATCTTAAAGATAAACGATTATCTTCTATACATTGAACCTTTAACCAAGACGGCAAATTATTATTAGCAAATCTAACTCGCGTTATTATTTCTTTTGCCGTTTCTTGTTTTATACTAATACACAAAATGTTTTTATCACTGTGAAACAGCATTAACCATAAAGCATAGGCTGACGTAAGAGTAGTAATACCCATCTGTCTTGACTTTAAAATTATATTATAGTTATTATTTATTAATCCTTTTAAAGCATCTTCTTGGAACGGAAATAAATCAAACGGAAGAGTTCCTCTTAACGGATGTTGAATTTTTACATATTTTCTCATGAAATAAAGTGGATCAGACAAACATCGTTTGTATTCCTCCTTTATTATCTCTCTTAAATTTGGTTTCGTTTCACCCATTTAAAGCTTTAAGTTGATTTTCAATTCTATCTAGTGCGTCTAAACACTCCTTATAATCATTTTTAGCATCAGATAATACTTTTTCTTTAGTAGTATCTTTCCAAATTTCTTTACTACCATCTTCATTTAAATAAACAATATCATTTGATGCGGTTTCTAAATATTTTATAGTCTCTTCTAATTTAGATTTTAAATCTAAGCAAAAACTTTTTTGATTGTTAAAAACTTTTATTTTTTCATAATCTTCAAACTTATTTTCTAATTTTAATTTTGTTTCAAATTTTATATTACAATCGTAACATCTTCCTGTTTTTGGAAAGATTTTGTCGTCCAAATAATTACCCCACTTCATATCCATATCACAGTCTTTACAACGCAATCTAATAATATCAGGATTTATTTTCTGCGGAGTATTTATCCGCCGTTTTCTTCCGTTTTTATAAATCCAACATTTACCTCCAGCATCTGTCCAAGTCTCACCTTCTTTTCTTTCTGACATATCAGAATTATATCCCACTTGAACAAATGGCCTTTCTCCGGATAAATAACCTTTTATAATATCAATATTACTTTTATTTTTTGCACGCTTCATAATTTAAATAACCGTTGATATATATAATGAATTTTCTTAAAAAAAATAAAACTCACTACATTTTATTATGTTAAAGTAGATTTAATCATGTCTTCTATAGCAGATTTTTCAGTAGAAGAAATATTTTCGGTTTTTATAATCTCCACGAATCTGTTCAATACAATATTTATAGTTTTTTTGTCTAAGTTATCTCGCATCATTTTTAAAAGACCCTGAAAACTTCTAAAGTTATTTAAGTCATCCGATGTGGGAGATTTTTTAAAAATTATTTCAAATATTTTTGATAAATTTGTAATTGATACAAATTTTTCTCCCATATCTTTTGCCGCTCGCGCTTCTACAAACTCATAAGCATCTTTATTATTTATTTTTCCAACATAGTTATAAGCTTTTCTTATTCCTGCACCTCCGCCGCCTGTATTTAGAGTATATTCAGATGGAATAGAGTCTCTTTTATTTTTAGAAATTTCCCTGTCTGTTATTTCTTTTTTTTCTTTATATTTTTTGACTCCGCCGGGAGTCAGAACTATTACATTTTCTAATCTGGTAGTTCCTCTAGCTAATGACCGTAATAAAATTGCGCCTGCCAATCCTTTAATTCCTTTAGCCAAATCATCTAATGGAGAATCTTTTGAAAATTTAGTCCATTCAGAAGGTTTCTCATAACCTTGCTGATCTTTAACCATATTGTCTCCCTCGAAATCAACCTGAACAATTTGATTATTTGGTTTGTACCAAAAAATAGTAACTAATTGATCAGGTATTGCTGCGGCACTCTTTGTTCTACCGACATAAAAAAATTGGTCGGTTATTTTATTTTCTGATCCAGGTTCCCATTCACTTTTATTATCATCCTTTGTGTCTAAAAATTTCTTAAGTTCATCTAGTTTAGTTATAGGAACAATAATATCTATATCACCGTAATCAGATTTTATTTTTTCCAAAGAAATGTCAGGATCGCCGGTTTTTTTCCTTAATATATCATCCACATCAGGATTCATTAGATGCTGTGAACTTCCATTAAAGATATAACCGCTTTTAATATATGGATTGTTTGGATTCCAAAAATTTATATGTTTATTTAAGGTAATAGCTAAATCTCTTATATGGTCAGAAATAATTGTTCTATTTCCACCAGAAATATTGAGTTTTTTATCAGCTCTAGCAGTTTTGCCGTTAACTGTTTTAGGAGTCTTAGGATCAATCGATGCAATCGATTGACCACTTTCGTTCAAAGTTTTTGATCTTGAAATATTTTTTATTAAGTTATATATTTTCTCTTTGTCTAAATCAGAAATATCGGGCAAATTTTTAGTAAATGAAAGTTTATCATCATTTTGTAAAAATTCACGCATTTTTGTTCCACTTATATCAACCGTGTGAGAACGTTCTATCCCTCTTAATTTAATTTTATTTAAACCAAATAAATTTTTATATTTTGATTTGAATTCTTCTGAGTTATATGAATTTATGTCGTCTATGTCGGAATATATGTTCACGATAGGCGATTCATTAAATTCTTTATCTAAATCTAAAAGCATATAACGAACCGCAGAAACAGGACTGTCTACAAATTTTATTTTTACATTATTTGGCAGATATCGTTTTAAGATTTCATTCCATATCTGTATCATTTGATTTCCTGTTATAGGATACTCTCCTTTTTTGATACGATCTTTTTCGCTAATATAAACAATCACATTATTATTTTCTTTCGACGCAAGTTGTATTAACTTCCAATGGCCCAAATGTACAGGTTTTGCTGCCATTGGAACCAATCCCAAAGTTTTTGTATTTCTTCCAGAA